GGTTGGTCATATGAAGGCCTACCCTTGGGGTTCTCAGGGTCTGATCCATTTTGGAGACAAATGTAAACTTTCAAGTCTTCATTCACTATGTAGTAATTTGAATCATACAAACTACCTTGTGAAGTGATAGGTGTTAGATTGTAAATATTATAGTCATGTCTGTACATCTCATATGTTGTACCAGCAACCCACTTTACTTTCCTAACAAGTCTGCGAACATCTTTGTCAGTAACCTTCTTCATCGCAATGATAGATTCTTTTATAGAGTATTCTTCCTCGAATCCATCAAGAGGTGAAGGAGTGTCGGTTGCCCATGTGGCAGTACCGCCTGCCTTTGGGTCTATGGAATTTGGTAGTCCCATAAAGGCGTAGTATTTGTTAACAGTAGATCCGACTCCGACAAAACTTTTCACAAAAGTCTCGGCATTTAAAATTCTAAACTGTTCAGATATTATGGCAGGCATTTTAAAAAAACTAGTCTTTTTGTTTATTTAGGGGTTAAGTTAGTGGCTTTGTTCTAGATACTACGGCAGCAGTAGATAATCCTACGTTACCGTTCATAGGGTTGACGAGGAAACTTGTTGGATTACCAGCACCACGATTCTGATATCCAAAGAATTTACCCCAACTATATTTACCCCAGAACGTATCAGTAGTTGCAGTTGTACCAACTCCAACTTGAATTTGGTTATTTCCGAATGATACAGGGCCTGGTAAGAAAGCACATGTTACAGTTGCTAATCCAGATACCGCATCTCCAACTGTGACACGTTCAACTCTGAACACGCCACCAAGATAATCACCAGCAGTTACCATACCAACAACTTCGTTTGCACCACTAGCAGTAGTAATACCTGTGAGTGCATGACCAACTACTAATGAACTGTCGTAGATTGTGAAGTAATCTCCCTTAGATAATCCAGTGAAGTCAACTCCAAGTGAATTTAATGATGAATATCCATAACCTAAGTTAGTATTATCATTAAATTGAGATTTAAGTGTAAACTCAAGTCTAGGTAATGTTGTACTATTGCCTGGTAAGTATGTATTTACTCCTACGATATCACCGAAATCACCGATTGCATCAACTGAGAATATGTCCTCACTCTTGGTGCTATCTGTTTCTACAATGACTGGAGGATTACTTCCAACCTTGTAACCAAATCCACCGTCTGTAATGGTTACAGATGTAATCACACCAGCAGTTACGGAGGAAGTTGCAGATGCTCTGTTGATTACTGGATCTGCATAGAAAGTAGTTGTTCCTGATCCAACTGTAATAACTCTTCTACTTGAGAAATCACCGTATGGGGTATCTACTAAGTCACGAATTTCATTAGAATGATCTATGTCTCTCTTATTCCAGTTTGCGAGGTCAAAGGAGTAGTAAAGATCACCAACTGTAGATATACCAACGTATAAGTTATCAAAGAATTTAATCTTAGCGAAGTCAAATGCAGCAGCGTGTTGAGTGCCAGCTGGTAACTGTTGACTCCAAGGTTGCCAGAAGTTTTTATCAGTTGAAATACCGATAGTTCCATTGTCACCTACAACAATAAATCTATTACCATCATAAATCACATCATTCAAATCAAAGACAGTATTACTTACTTTTGGAGACCAACCAGTTCCATCATTAGATGCAAGAATTACACCACCATTACCAACAGCTATAAACTCAGATTGACCAAAAGTAATTGAATTTAGAGTTTGTAGTGTTCCTGAGTATTGACTGAAAGCTTCAGCAGTGGTAAGACCAACGGCAGTGAATATAGATCCAGCAGCACCAACTGCAACCCATGTATTTGTAACTCCTTCCCAGATAACATCTTGGAAGTTACCTGTGTATGTACTGTCAACTGTATTGACTTGACCGATAGCAGGGATCTGTTGTTGTTCTTTTAGATCAATAGGAGTCCACGTTGAAATACTATTACCTATCGCAACTGCTCTAGCTAGAGAAGCAAAATCTCCAGCTGCCATTGCATATACGTTAGGACTATGGACTGAATTACCAACACCAACACCATTAAAGGTTATGGTTCCACCAAATCCAATTCTACCTCTCTCCCAGAACGTACCACTCTTAGTATTCATGTAGAAACTACTCTTACCAACAGCGATGTATGGATCTTCTTTAGAAATAGCTCTGAACTCAATAGATGATGTAATACCAGTGATTGCATCAAACTTCCAAGCAGAAATTGGGTCTTTACGTTCAATTAATGCACTTGATATTGCAACAGTTGGGTTGGTTAGATTTGCATATCCAGTTCCACCAAAACTTACAGTCAAAGATGATATACTGGATGATGTAGAAACTTGTGAAGTTACGATTCCAGGCGATATATTTTGATCTTCAAAGATAGTAATGTTTCTTTCTGATTGTATTAACTTATCAATAGCGTTGAATACTGGGAAAGCATTGTTCACATAGAAACTATCATCTAAGTCACCAACATTTTTGATAATTCTAGTTGTAGGTAATACGCCACTCTTTAATGCTGGTCTAGATTTAGGAATTAGAACACCAGAAAGTATCTTATCTGATTTTTGTTTTTCCCATGATAGAGGTCTTTCTTTGTTCTGACCTGTATCAATTCCCAAACTATTATATGAGAATGTTTCTAGAACATCAGAAGCAACTATTCTCTTAGATGTTCTCTCAAATTGATCTCGATCTAATGGATCAAATTTATTTTCTTTGATTCTAACAATATCACCAGGCTTCAATGACTGAACTGGATCAACAGTCTCAACATCTCTCTTAGAACCTCTAAAGTAGAATACAGAACACTTGGAGTTTGGTTTTGGTGCCTCACTAAAGATGACTCTACTACCCTTAAATGTATAAGCAGCTTGTGGAGTCTGTAGAATATCATTAACGTAGATAAAGATATTATTAGTAATATCCATATCACTTCCAGGCAGAGTCTTAAGACTTAAAATTTCTGTTACACCACTAGTTGTTACAGACAGGGTAAACTTGGTTCTGATTCCGTTGAAGAATTGTGATATATCATCAAACAATATGAATTGGCCTGGATAGAATCCAGAGAATGTGTCACTCTCAAGTTCCTCTACTGTTAGTTTAAATTCAGTTAGAACACCTACTCTTGGATCGGTAACAATACCAGAGACAGTTAGTTCTTCACTTACCTTAAATGCAGTGCCTTCTTCGGTGATATTAAATTCGGATATATTTCCGTCCACGTTGACACGGAAATCTACAGTGGCATTTGTACCAATACCAGTAGAACCACCATAATATTCTAGATCTCTATTAAAGTATCCATCTGGTTCTGCAATATCAACAAATACTGGTTTGTCTAACCTACCACCTCTCTTGAATAAAGCTCTTTGTGTTGTTAGTCCAGCTTGAATTCTGAATTTACCAGCATCTAATTTTTCAACAACATCAAATCCAGAGAATCCTTGTTCTATAGAAGAAGCAATTCTCTTACCTTTTTGTGAAAGTCCAGCCCTAGCATAGTTGTGATCTACAGTTGAAATACCAACATTAACAACGTATGATTTACTATCAATAATCTTGTCAACAAATGTACCACCAGATGCAAAGTCCTCACCACTAGGAGAGTTATTTCTAAGTCTAGGTGCAAGTATAACACCTTGAATCTTACCACCAGAGTTATAGAAACTAGGTGTGGTGGATGGTCCTACTTGTGTTTCTATAGTAGTGTTATTGATAACTCTAGTAATCAGTGATCCATTGTAGAAAGGATCTCCTCCCTTTGGATAAAACTGTTTTGTAGCATAGTTATCCTGAGAACATGAGAATAGAATAGACTCAGTTTTCAATTTAACATTTCTACCAACACCAGCTGCAGTTGTAATTCCATGAACTGTTGGTAGGAAGGCAGTCATGATACCAATAGACTCATTGTAGTCTGCATGATTGATGTTATACTCTACTCTTGTAGAAACACCAACATTCAAAGCTATGTTGTTAGAAGTTACAGAAATTGGATATAAGGCAGTGTTATGTGCAGGGTCTGTAGTTCTAGGATATGCGTGTTCACTAGCGTTCTGATCCATGTCACATGTGTACACAAATCCATTTGTTACCAAACCTACAGCAGTTGTAGTTGATAGTCCGTGAGATGAATCAGTAGTAAATGTTGCAACTCCACTGTTTGCATCATATGTGGAGCTAGTGACATTAAACTTGACTCTAGATGTGATACCTACATTGATCGTAAATGTGTCTATTGTTGTAGTAACAATACCTACCTCTACATTGTGTATGGGATCAGTGGTTCTTGGATAGTAATGATCAGTGGCATAGTTATCTTGAGAACATCTCCATGTGTATGAGTTTGTTGCAAGACCAATAGTATCTCTTGCAACTAACATTGCATCTAAATCTGCATTTTCAAATGTATGGAGATAATTACCACCACTAATGACTGAGTTCGCAGAAGCAGAAACAAAGATATGTTCTGTTTGGTTAGATGACTTACCTACGTCCAGAGTAATTGTGGTATCTGTAGTAGCAGTAATCTTAACAGAAGTATTGTAAGCAGGATCTGGGCCAGATATGCCGCTTGCCCTTGGGTAGAAGTGATTTGTCGCATGATTATCTAAGGCACAGGTAAATTTGAATCCTCTTGTTTTTAGTTTTACACCAGTTCCCTTTTGTAAGGTATGAGAACCAATGTCTATTGTCATCAATCCAGTGAAAGGATCGTATGATCCACTTGTGGGACTATGATAAACAAGTGGTGATGTTCCTACATCTACAGTGAAATTATTAAGATCAACAGTTGTAACTGATAACCATTTTTGGTCTGATGGATCTTTTCTTCTTGGATAACTCTTGATAGATTTTCTGCCATCCATCTGACATCTGAATCTAATTGAATCTCTCTTGAATTGAACTCTATTACCAGTTACTAATCCGTGGTTATTTGACGTAACTGTCATAATACCACTACCAGCATCATAAGTCGCAAAAGTTATCGACTTATCAGGTAACGCACCATTGAAACCATGAACATTAGAGAATACGGTCATGATGCCTGTACTTGCAGTGTACGCTGCAGTAGCAATACCGTAGTTGACTATTGTTGATAGACCAACGTTGATTGTAATAGTGTCAGCAGATGTAGAACCAATACCAACAGATACATTACCTCCGATTGGATCATCGGGACGAGGATATGCGTGTTCTGTTGCGTAATTATCTCTAGCACATGTGAATAATATGGAGGCAGTATTGATACCAAGAGTATCTCTAGCCTTTTTCAAACCACCAGTGGTTGCACTTTGGAACCAGTGTGCATTTACAACAGTGGATATACCAACAAATACAGAGAATGTATTTACACCGACATTATAGATTGGCAACCACTCATTTAAGAATGGGTCAGAGTGTCTTGGATATGCCTTAGTTGCAGTATAACCATCTTGATCGCACTTGAATGAAATTGATTCAAGGTCAAACTTGACATATTCACCAGCAACAAAACCATGATTTGCAATGGTTGGTTCTAGTACACCAGTACTAGCATTATACGTTGCCGTCGAAATTGTATGGGCTGACTCATTGATGTAAGAGTGTCCAACACCCACATTCAATACAAGTTCACCTGTACCAGCATTATACGTTGATGTTGATATTGAACGTTCTTCTATTGTGGATACACCAACTCTTACCTCAAAGGTATTAGTTGTGACGGAAACAATTCCTAGATTTGTATTATAAGCAGGGTCGGTCTTACGAGGATAAGCATGTTCAGTCGCATAGTCATCTTTAGCACATTTGAATGTTAATGCACCTTCTGCTATTTGTATCTGTGATGATGGTCTCTCCACGCCATTAGTTGTTGCATTGACAAAGACGTAAGGAGTATAGTCTCCACCACCAGTAATAACTGCATCAGTTCCAATACCAGATAATGTATATGGATAATCACCACCAGAGATAACACCGTCTACTGCAACACCTTGGTTAGGTAAGAAGACATAAGTATTAGCTCCAGAAGTAGCTCCTACATTACAAGTAAACATAGTACCAGCAGCACCTACAATCTCTACTGGTTTATCGTAGTATGGGTCACTGGGTCTTGGGTAGAAATGATTACTTTGGAATCCATCTTGTTCACATTTAAAAGCAACAGAACCATTTTTGAATTTGATAGATTCTCCAACTTGGAAGGTGTGTAATCTATCAAGAGAAACAGTCATAATACCTGTTGCTGGAGTATAGTCAGCAAATCTGATATTGTAAGTTACAATAGTTGAAATACCAACGTTGACTGTAATTGTTGTTCCAGCTACACCTGTGATTGCAACAGCGGTATTATAAACTGGATCTTTTGCTCTTGGATAATACTTAATCGCACTGTTTTGGTCAGCAGTACATGTAAATCCTAATGAACTGTCTCTAAACTTAATACTTTGTCCAACTGTAAGATCATGAACTCCAATACTCATTGTCATGATACCTACAGAGGGTGTGTAGTCCGCCCCAGACACTGTGTAATCCAATCTAGTAGTAATACCAGCAAAGACCTCAAAAGTGTTTGTTGTCTTGTTTGAAATGGGTATCCAACTATCACTGATTGGATCTGTAGATCTTGGGTAATATTTGGTTGATGTAAATTGGTCTAGTGAACACTTCCAACCTATAGATTCATCTGCAATTCTAACTTGATCGCCATTTGAGAAACCATGATTAGGGATAGTCACAGTCATAATACCCACAAGAGGGTTGTAATTAGCAGTTGTTATTGAATATTGACTTGGACCTGTTAGACCATGATTAGCAATAGTTAGAACTAATGAACCAGTGCTAGGAGTATAGTCGGCACCTGTAGGTGTGGTGGTTCCGCCCCCGACTATACTAACTGAATTAGGTATGGTTTTTGAAGGGACAAAAACGTGTGCATAATCCCCACCTACCTTAATAGTTTTTTCGTCTGAACTTACATAAGTATGTGCATAATCACCGCCCGCAAAAGTAGATGTTGCAGTCGCACTGACAAATGAGTGTAGGAAAGGTCCTCCAGTTAGTAATGCACCTTCTTCTGCACGAACAAAACTATGTGCATAATCTCCACCATATATGATTGCTCCACTGATTGCTTCTTCAAATCTGTGAACATATTGATTCTTGACACGAGATATACCAACATCCATTGCAAGTGCAGTTCCAGCATATCCTGTGATTGGAATAGAAGTGTCGTATGCAGTTGATCTACTTCTTGGATAATAGTGTTGATATGCACCACCATCTAAAGCACATGTAAATGCAAGACCAGATAATATAATATCTTTACCTACTTTGTATCCATGAGGTGCAGCAGTAGTGACCGTAAGAACACCTGTAATATTATCATATAACGCACTAGAAACGCCTAGAGCAGGGTCGTAATCACAAGTGAACGCAATACCAGAAAGTATTACACAATCATCTTCTGTGAGGTTGTGATCTTTTCTCGTAGTAACAGTTGCAATACCAGATGTTTCGTCATACTCAACATTACCAACCGCAACGGCAGGAGCATCTGTAAATGTGACTGCAACACCAGTTACATTAACAAAATCGTCAGTCTCTAGTCCATGACCAGTGTAAGTTATAAATGAACCAATACCAGACTGTGCAGTATGAATACCAGTGGTAGTAACTGCCATACCAATATTCACAGTGAAGTTCTTTGCACTTAAGATGCCAGTAACACCAAAGTATTTTTGTGCATCAGATGGGAACGTAATATTGCCAATACCTGTATCGAATTGAATACCAGCTAACTTGACTACGTTTGAGGTTGTTAATCCATGAGCAGAAGATGAAGTGATTGTTGCGATACCAGATAGAGGTTCGTAATCTACTTCGGATATAGTTTTTACAACCCCATCAGTATAACCAAATGCACTAATAGTTGTTATACCATTTGCAGGGGTCTGATCAATGTAAGATATAGTTCTTGGTGCATAGAAACCAGTTCCACCCTCTACAATACTAAAGTTGGTTATGATACCAGATTCTGCTCTGTTTACAACAGCTCCACCAACGTATTCATGTGCAAAAGATGATATACCAATAAAACATCTAAATGTATTTGCAGTATGACCACTTAGCACATCAAAACCAGTGACGTTTCTACCATCCATGATTGCGGTGTCAACGCCTGCTTGAACCTTACCTCCGCTAACATAGGTAATAGGTTGCGTACCGACACCACAATCTACAATTACATTGTTAGCATCTACAATTCTTACAATAGGATATGCGTCTTCTCTAAAGGTGTATGTGGATATACCCTCTGTTACTTGTATTTCTTTTATTAATAAATTTCTACTTTGATTTCTTGCAGTTCCAATATAATGACCAGTGGCTACTCCAATACTTGTAATACCAGTTACATAATCATACCCAAATGAGGTAATAGTTCTGGCAACGGATACAGGAGAGAAAGTAAACCCAGCACCTGTAATTCTAATTCTATCATCCTGTACAAATCCATGAGAGTTAGCGGTAAATGTACAAACACCAGCAATGTGGTTGTAATCTGCTGTAGAAATTGCAACTGCACTACCACCTGATGTTCCTAAAACTGCACCAATACTTGCACCAAATCCTTGAGAGGATCTTACACTAATTTCTGGTATTGCTCTATATCCTTGTCCCTTCCCTTCTAGTTGTATAAATTCAAGACTACCAGTTGTTCCAACACCAACTCTTGCAGCCGCTTTGAGTGGTGTGTAATATCCAGCACCTGTTTGTAATCCAACTTTATTGATTCTTCCAGCTCTAGGAACTCCACTTAAGAAATTAAGTTTGTTAGTTGTACTATCAATAACTTCAAAATCAAGACCAGGCGTTTGAACAATATTATTGATTAGTATGAATGGGTTGTTATTGATGTCTACACCTGTATTCACACTATTGTACAGGGCAGTTACAACACCCAAGTTTTCCGATAGATCAAACTGTGTGCCTGCAACACCTGTAAAGTCTAAAGATATGTCATCAAGAATTACGTTATTGTCTTCTGGGTCAAATGGATCTAATTTTCTAGAGAATAATCTACCAGAGAAAGAAGAACTAGTTTGTAATCCAATAGGACCTGCTTTTCCATATGGTGCATCTGTAAAGAATATATCATCTTGTACAATATTGTAATCACCAGAAAATACAGAGTATCCAGCACCAACTATATGAGTGGTTGCTATAGATCCAAATGCACCTCTTTCTACAACAACTTGTGAGTTGGTAGATGTACTGAATACAGGATAATACCCTGCTCCAGTTTTGAAGATAACAATTTCTGATATTGTGCCTACACCACTGATGATAGGGTAAAACACACCCTCTGTTAAAGGAGTTGTTGTACCTTCAATAACTATTTTTGGAGGGTTTGTTTGTGCATACCCTGCTCCACCAGATAAAACCTCAATATCGGAAACACCATATACTGAGTTAAATGTTGGTCTGAGTAGAGCTCCTTCTCCTGGCGTAACTCTTGTTGACATTTATTCCTCTATATGATGTTGATAGAACTACTGCAATAGACTCTGGTAACTCCAGTGCTATCACGAATTATACTGAACGTCAATATATCATCATTGTTTGTGGCAGGCGGAGGATTGCCTCCAACCCATTTGATGCCGTTTGCAATCACTGAACCATTTACTTTACAGTTGTCACCATAAGTATATCCGATTCCAGCATTGATGATAAGTGTTGCTGTTGTTGCCTTACTGTTTTGACCACTAACATTTATAAAATCCCATGTGGTAACAGATGTTGACAATCCACCTAATACAACAGATCCCTGCGAAACATCGAGTGTGAACGTGCCACCAGCACTTACAGTTAGAGTATCACTAAAGTTTCCTACAACTTTTTCTGTAATGTCAGAGTTGAAGTTCACCTGATCCATCAGGGTACTTGCACCACTTACTTGGATGTCTCCACCAACATCTAATCTGCATTTTGGTGCAGTGGATCCTACACCACAATACGCTTCATTAGTAACTACAAAAGATTTGTTGTCACTTATTGCCTCATCCGATACTCTTAATCCAAATCCATTACCTTTGGCAACTGCCCAGATGGTTGGTTTTTCATTTGAGAATGACGCAACTTCTAGTTGTGAAGTAGGTAGCGATGTTCCAATGCCGACCATACCGTCTGCTTTAATTCGGAACATGGTTGTTGCAGTTCCAACCTCAATAGGACCTTCTGCAATCGCACCAGGCTGTTGAATTGTAACCTTACCTAAATCACCGTAAGTCGTTGTTACAACACCACTTGTGTTAATATTAATATCGTCTGCAACACTTTTTGCCATACCAGCAAAACCAGATGTAGATGCAATACCACAGTTGGTAGCAAATCCAGAGGTGCTAGCGAAAGAAACAAAACTTACAAGGTTCGTACTATCTCCAAAAACATCATATATCTCGTTAAAATTATTATTAATCTTAATAGTCGCTGCCAATAAAGTATCGCCCGTTCCATCGTTGGGTTGCGTGCCAGTACTAATCCCTTGTTTAGACATTACTTAAAAAACGTTTTCTTTTTATTTATAGTTAATATGGAGGGTTATCATCCATAGTTGCAAATGTTGTACCCATTTTAGTCACAGATGAGTTAACTCTCTTGGTATCGTAGTAAAAGTCAGTAGCTACTGTACTGTTTGCAATAGCAAATTTTGCCTGTGCAAATGTAGTATCACCTATCTTTTTCACTGTAAGAAATTCATCGTCCATTTTGATGATATCACCTTTAGTCAAAGATCCAATACCAGCAGATATTGTTATACCTTGATCCAGTGTACCAACAGCGTCAGCCACAGTAACTCCTAATCTCTTGTTCTTGATAGGAGTTTGAATAATATTATCAATCATAATCAAAGCTTGCTTGTTAGGTTCTGCAACTTTGAGTGTGTGGAATCCAGTTCCCAAACCAGTAAATGTGAAAGGAAGTGCAGTTGCTAAACCAGAAATCCTAAATTTAACATCATCGACTTTTGTTATGAACAATCGGTCAGGCATGATGTTTGTTCCTAATTCTACAGGACTTAGGAAAATATTATCTGTAGGTGTTGTACCACCAACATATGTACCAGCAATAGAAATAACATTGGTGGAAGCGTATCCAGTTCCTCCATTCACAACTCCTACATCTGTAATATCTAAGTTACCATCTCTGGTAATATTGAATATAGCACCAGATCCAGATCCATCAGTGGTAGAAGGAACGTTAGCATACATGGTTGAAATACCAGTTCTAGTTCCTGTGACTTTAGTGACAGGGAATGTAAGATCATTTGCTGGAGTTGTACCACCTAAATGAGTTCCAGCAATACTTACGTTATCACCGATAAAGTATCCAGATCCACCATTGGTCAGAGTGACTGCTGTAGATATACATTGACCAGTAGTTTGATTGAAGTCAAACTTAACTTGGAACGTAGCACCACTACCTCTGGTTGATATTCCAGGCACACCACCTTCAAGAGTTCCAAATCCAAATATTCTAAACAGAGGGCCTGGAGGATTTTCTGTTACAGCTGTTCCTGTTACTGGGCCTGGAATTTGAACATTATAACCATTTTCAAACATTGCACTACCACCAACACCAGATGCTTTAGCAGCCATAATAATATCTCTTGTTCCTGTGGTATGAGATGTAGTTGCAATACCAATCTTAGTGCCTCCAAAGGTTTCTAAGATAACTTCTTGTCCTGTCTGGAAGTTATGCCTTTGAATGTCAAGAAGGTTATTTCCAAGATCAACGTTGACAGGAGCACCAGCACCAGCATTATACACCGCTTTGAATACAGGAGAATTATCTACAGATAGTTTAAATTGTTTACTACCAACTAATGTTCCTGTTCTGTCATGAGCACCATTGAAACCGTCAGAAATATCATCTAGGTTCAAGACTTTATTAGTCTTGTTCATAATGAAACTCTTGATTGGTCTGCCTTCTGGGAAGAAGATTCTTTGTACAGATCCATCTTCTAGTGCATCATCTTCTGTGACCATGGCAAAGTTATCTCTCTTACCCATGTACAATTCATTATCAATATTGATGATTAGATCGACTTTAGTATCTACAGCCTTGACTCTCATGGTGGGAGGGTAAGGATATATGAGACTATGTGGTGTGCTTGTATGTGCAGCACCAACCATTCTTACTGTTTGTCCATTAGGTCTATTATGAACATGGAATGGTCCGTCATATTTTTTACCATCGGGTGTATAACCAATAAAACCATCTGGTAAGTTTGATGTATCAAGGTTATCTTTGGGGTTGCTCTCTATAATTAAATCAGAGAACTCTAAGAATCCAGATGGATGAACAATAGATCTTACAGGTTCTTTCCATGTGGAATATGGCAATTTACTCTTGATTGAGTATGAGAATTTTTGGAAGTAGAAGTTATCTGATATTCTCTGACTGAAATCATTAAGAATACCAACGTTCATATCATTCTTAGATACTTTATCTCTTGTAGATCCAAGAGTGGTTCTAACGCTAAACTTGTTTACATCCCTTACATTACCAAGTAGTTGAGATACCTCACCGTATAGTTTGTCTCCAGGCCTAAGATTTCCTATTGTGTCTCTTAATCTAAGTTGACTGATCTTACCGTTCCATCCGTTTTCAGAAACAAATCCTTCAAATCTTGCAGATGTTACTTTTTCACCAGATAAGAACTTAGCGTCGTCAATAATTGTCATATTGAACTTCGCCATGTCATTAAAGTTGACAATAGAACCTAGAGTAAAGTCATCATCGTAAGTTCCTAGTGTTACAGTAGAAATGCCTGGAGCATTTGCCATACTGTATGTGATAGTTGCATTTACAGTGTTTATACCTGTAACTGTAAAGAATGAGAAGTCATATCCAGATGAGTTGAAGTTGGATTGTCCCAATTCTCTAGAGGCTGGTTTGATTCTACAGTTTTCAATGAATACTTGATCACCGATAGCAAATGGTAACTTAATTTCTGTGGAAGCATATCCTGTCTTGACTGGGATATTAAACTGTGCATCTAAAAGAAGTTCAACTGTGACATCTGTACCACTATGACTAATAGCGTCAATATCATAACCATTAGAGTTATTAGTTGTAATGATACTAAGTGGTTCACTAAATTCAAAAGCATTTTTGATAATATCAACTTTATCTACAGATCCACCAGATATACTTGCTCTAATCTCTACATTATTATTACCACGAACTGCAAGTGAGGGAGGCTGATTATATCTTGTACCCCCATCTACAACTTCAATTCTATCCATTCTTGCAATACCACTGATATCAACGATTGCAGGGACAGATAGGAATGGTAGTAGTGTAGGGTCAGTAGGATAATCAAATCCATCTTTGATTCTTTCTAAAGTATCAATTTGACCAATATTAGGTGAAGAAACTTTTACAATACCATCTTGACCTTGAGTGCTTGCAAATCCAATAACTCTAGGCAATACTGTGTATCCTTTGCCTGGGAAGTTGATCTTAGTGGAGTTGATAGGTCCTCTTGCATTTTTAGATGCAGTGCTGTATGTGATTGTACTTACACCAACTCTTGAGATAAGTCTCTGTGGTTCAAGTGGTTTTTCTTTTAAGTTGAAAGTAAAGTTTTTGTCATCTATTTTGATAATGCTGTGATCAGTTTTTAAAACAACATTTTTGAATGTAATATTATTTCTACCAGTTACCTCAGTATCAGAAGATCCAAAAGTCTTTCTTGAATCAGAGGGAACTACAGGTGTTAAATTATAGAATGTTTTTAAAGGCCAATCTGTACTTGTTTTGACGGTTATTTTAGCATCAGTTGTTCCAGATACACCATCTCTAACAATATTGAATTGAGTCGCATTAGTGCCGTTTACATCTAGTTTTTCTCTGAATTGAAGATCCTCATAGAAATCAAGTTTCATGTCTAGAAGACTTTGATCAGATACATCAAATACAATATCATTACCAGTAGTAAATTCTAGAGGAGGATTAATTTTAGCAAGATAACTTAAGTTGTTAGCAGATGCTTCAGTTGCGGTTGATATTGATACTGGGTTAGAATCAACTACGTCAGACTTATACTTACAAAGTTTAATCGCATCAGTGTTCTCTCTAAGAACAAAGTATGTTTCGTTATTAACTAAACCATTGATAGTATTTCCACCGTTGTAAAATACAACCTTATCGCCACTCTGTAAAGAGTCATCTAATATTGTAATCTCACTTAAGTCCGATGAGAAAGCAGATATCGCAAATCCTATTTTGCCAGTTGTAATTTTGGCAATAACTGGATCATACCTTACTTCAACTGTCTCACTATCTTGTGGTAGTGCATCTAAAGTAATTACATCACCAGTAAGTAATTCATGAACAGAGCTAACTCCTACTTCACCAAAGAACCTCTCTACCTTAGATGTTACTTTAGGGAAGTTAGTTGTTAATGAATGTGCAAATCCAGAATTAGAAGCTACATTAAAGAACCATATTGCATCTCCAGTGGTAGGAATACCAGTGGTAGACAGTCCAATGTAATCTGGTTCAAAGTTAACGGCATATACATCACCATAGTTAAGAAGAGGTTGTGTGCCAAGACCAGACGTTGCACCAGCAGCTACTTTAGCCCAAACAAGAGATGTTCCACCAACGCCAATATTGTAGGTTAGCTTTTGACCAGTAAAGAATTTATGATCTTTGATGAAGATTCTTTGTTGTGGTACAAACCTATTTTCAACTGTTTGTACTGTGCTTAAACCTGTTAGAGGAATTGTGTAGTGTGTGCCTGTAGAACCAACACCAACTGTTTGTTGTGGATTAAAATATGTGGTTCCGTTTTCAAAAGTAAATCTAGTAACAGTTGACTGACCAACAGGGAAAGAGAATTTAGTTGGTTTTAGAATAACATTGTTTATTCCAGCTACATGAGTAAATGCAGCTCCAACGAAGTCTTCCCTATTTACAAATAGTCTATTGAACTGAGAATCGACAGCTGTAATGATTAATGACTCTGTACCGATTCCAATAATGTCACCAGAAGAGAATCCTTCAACATCAGTTACAAATATTGATGTACTAACACCTGTGATCGCTTTAGTGTTTAAAAATTGTGAAAGTCCTACTGATCTGTTAATAACACTGACTTTTTTAGGACCATTGAACTCAGTAAAGTCGGATGTACTAATACCACTCAGTATTAATGTTTCTCCGTCAGTAACTCCATGTGGAACGCTAGTTATACCTGTAATCTTGTTTTTGTCTTTTACAAGTTCAGTATTGGTAAATGTAGACACTCCAATCTGTACTGCGGATATAGGTTTACCTAATATAGATCCAACTACGATATTAGCTCCGCTACCATTAGTTCCAAAGTTGTCCAACTCTAAAACATCGTCTACTTTGTATCCATCACCTCTAGAGAAGATTGTTACAGAAGAAATACCAGAACTCTTAGTTTTGCGAACTGCAAATTCTTGTTTTAGAGAATCTTCGACATCATCAATCAATTCATAATCAGAATTACCATATGAGAGATAATATGGAGCGACGTTTCTCGTAAGATCTCTAGATGCAATATCTACATCTTGGTTAAAGAAGGTTACAAAGTTTTCTTCAATAGGAGTGTCTTTAAATGATCCACCAAGCAAATATGGGAATTTTGGTTTTGCAACACCACTAGAATCAACATCTACGCTATAAAAATAAGCATATACTCCATCTGGATACTGTGGAGTCACACAATATCGTCCACCATGTATGTCTAAGTCGCCTGAGTTGTCAAAAACGTAATCATTGACAAAATACCCAAAAGCGAAGCCAGGAGGTCTCAGACCCGATCTCAGAGTGGTGTCAAGAATATATCCTGATCGTAATCGTTGGATGGCGCCTCCAGTCGGAGTCTGATATCCGTAAGGACCGTAAATTGGATTGCCATCGTAAGCAAAACCGAGGATAGGTGAGTGGAAAGCATTGGGAGTCTCTAAATTACCAGAATCGATGTTATCTCCAAGTTGGAATCTAAGTTTTTGTGGAGGGAAGATACCAACTGTCTGTAATTGATACTCAGGGTTTGTACTTGGTTTAGTAAGTAAGGAATCTTCGTCCCTAATTATAGCATCGTTCTTTTGAACTTGGTTTATCTTCCATTCTCGGACATCTGCTATGAATTTAGCACTTTTACCTCTGTTTTGGAGATCTAGAGTTGTATCACTTGAACCATACCCAATACCGCCATCAAGAATACTTACACCAGTGATTTTACCACCAGACACTATGGGTTTGATGTCCGCAAAGTTACCAGTGGGACTAAAGATGTTAATATCCGAATCTTCACGGTATCCTTTACCAGAAGCAAGTATCTGAACGTCTACAATCGATCCATCAATGATAATTGGTTTTAATAGAGCATTAAAAACAACAGTGGATATACCAACATCGGGTCTTCTGTGGAAATCCATGATATTGGTGCAACCATATCCAATTCCACCTTCTTCCAAGTAAACACTTTCAACACTTCCCAAAACCAAAGGATTAAGCTCGGGTTTGATGATAGTTGTGCTACCAATAGCAGATAAACTTTCTACATTTACTGTTATAGGTGGATATTTGATTGTGTGTTTACCATTTCCAAATCCGCTAATTACAACTGTCTTATTTTTGTTGTAATTCGTTAAATTTCTTTGTGATGAAACTCCAACATCACATAATCTAAATCTATTGCTATCAATTTCTCTAATAGCGTATTGTGTAGTCGTAGAAAGACCATTTGCAATTACTCCGTCTACAGAATACTCTACAATTTCACCATCACGGAAATTATGATTAAATGCAAGTATGTAATCATCAGATGTGCTAATACCTGATTGAATATCACCCTCTGTTGGTCTGCCTGGAACTATGACCTTTTTATTTGAATAACCAGAGCCAGGATTCTTGACATAAATCTTAGTTATCGTATTTTTAGCATTAAGTGAGGTAAACTTATGGAAACCGAAACTTATATTTCCAATATTAACAGTATTGATACCAGCCTTAGCATCTTCGGTTGTATTATGTAACTTGATTGTCTTCTCATTGATTATACCAGCAAAATAAGTTGACCCATCAACAATATTGACAATAGGAGTATTACCCCTAGAGTCGTATACGATGGCTTCACCCACTTCAAAGTTATGTCTCTCTGGGAAGGTAACACTTTCATCAAATGTGTCAACAGCTGTGCCATCTGCTTTGAAGTTTGCAACAATCTTACCTCTAACTAGATTAGACTCAAGGACGGCACCAGTTCCGTTACCACCACTAACAGTAATCTTGGGTTTTTCCTGATATCCGATGCCAGGAGTAACCAATTTAACTTCTCTGAATGATCCAGATATGTTAGCATGAGCAACAGCACCACTACCCTGTTGATCGTTAATGATGAGTGGAGGTCCTGTGATGACATCATAATTTTGGCCTGGATTTGTTACTTTTATCTCTGTGATGTCACCGTGAAATATCTGTTCATCAAAAACAGTTGGTGGGAACAGTTCCACACCGTTTGCTAACAATCCTACAGCTCTGTTATTGACTTCTCTTTTATTCGGATCATCAAATAGATTTCTCTGTTTATAGTTAGAATACTTTCTTAATATTTTTTGGTTTTTGAGTGTTTTGTTTTCCCATCCTGACTTGTAGATGTACTGACCAAGAGTTCCTATTCTAGCTGCAATATATTTCTTAGCAAATACATCAGAACCACTGAATGAGAGATAAAACTCAGTTTGGTTGATTACAGTTACAAAGTAGATACCAGTGCTGATACCACTATTGGTAGTATTGTCCCAGTAAATCTTATCTCCAGTTACATAGTTGTGATTTAAAGTACTTACAGTAGAAGCATTGGGATCAAAGGCAGGGTCAAACGATCTAATGGTGTAAGTAAACCCACCACCTAGTATTGGTGTCCCAAAACCGTCTCTGGCCTCCACTGTGTCAGTTTTTACAAAGACCTTATTATCAGTTGCGAAGATTGGATAGTTTGGAAGACCAGATGAGGTGACATAAAAGAATTCTTCGTTTTTATCTAAGTAACTATTTTGAATACCAACTGGAAATTGATCTACACCAGCAAAGTAATCTGAATTATGCTTAGCCTTAGTAACAGTCTTAGTAATGACTGTTGGGTTAGAGGGAATTGATGTTTGTGTTTGTACAACAATGGTATTTGCGTAAATCTTAGAAAGATTGGTAGCATCATACTCAATACCTTTAACTACGACGGTAGCTTTATCTCCAAATTGATTTTTGATGATTAGTTCTTCATCAATGTAGAAAATAATTGAATCAAAAAGATTAATTCGGAAGGTATTAACGTTTACCTGATTGATGTCAAATATATTATGACTAGATGGTATGTTATAGATCCAGTTGTTGAATTGAGGTCTATCGCCTAAGTCTCTACCAAAAGAAAGAAGCTTAAGACTATCATCAACTTGCATATTTGTAGAATCAGACGTATCTACATCGTCAATTACGTTTACAAGTCTGAATTCTATTAGAGATGTTTGACCAAAACCAGCATAAGCATATGCAAGTTTATTTTCAAGTATATCTGCACCAAAAACCAAAGAAGTGGTAATACCACTAGTGTTTAAAAACTGGTTTACTGTTTTATCAGTGTATGAGATGGTAAGTAGGTTGTCGCCTGTTCTAGGTCTTACCAATAGCGTTCCACTTTGACCAAATCCAACTGTAGAGTCAACAACTATACTTGTTGCACCCTCAGATGTTTCTTCCAGAGCTTTTGTTTTACCAGGCACTTGAAAACTACCATCAAATGATGTTGAGTCAAGAGACATCTCATAGAAATCAACATTATTGATTGGTCTATACTCAACATTGTATATTGAAGCACTTACAGTACCGATACCAGCAACATTCTGATACAGGAAGTTACCAATAGACTCTAGAGGTTCTCCTCCAAACAAGTTTTCAAGAAGAACGTGTTTAGTTTGGAAATATACGTTTGCAGAAGGTACGATTGTTTTTTCAATCGGTTTTAAAAGCTCAATATCTTCCCCATAAAGAAGTTTGAAGAGAATCTGATATGAAGAGTCAGTTCCCTTAGACATGTAAAAGTCTTTTGCCCTAGTTAGAACGTTTGTGACAGATGTTCCGCTTATAAAACTTCTATTCTCAAAGCCAGGTAAAAATTCTGTTTTAAATTTTGTAAAAAACTCTTGTAGAAAAAGATTACTTAAGTTAGTTACTGTTGTACCGACTAAATGTTGATCAGCACTAGTTATTTGGAAATTTAAAAACTCAGCATTGTCATCTTTTGATATTTGATCGATGCCACTGAATCCTCTTGCACAATCAATGAAGGATGTGTCAGTTTTAGTTTTATATGTTATTATCTCATTATCAATCTTCAATAAACCATAGGTGTCTGGCCACCCAACAGTTGATTCTACATTTATTGTTGTCTGACCAGCGAAAACGTCATCAGAAAGAGTCGTTGACGTAGTTAGAGTCTCTGCATTGAAAGCACCTACCTTTCGATACTCAGGAAGGTTATTTGCTAAGTCAACTGCACCAGACCTATGTTCTAGTGATTCGTAATATTGATTTAAAAAGCTCGCAAAAAGAGGGGATTCCTGATTTATAAATTCTGGAATCTGAGATTCTATGACATGAGAGATTTTTACTCTTTTAATATCTGTCATTTACCTTGTGTAGATTGATTCGCTAGCGTAACTAGATGTTGTGACGTAAGAAGTAGCAGATGTATTCTCACCAGAAGATATAACATCAGGGAGAGCATTGACTGTACTGTTCGTAACGTCTAATTGAAGGTACAAGTCTTTAAGTGCAATAATATCATTAGAATCAGGTATTGCTTCTACTTGAATTAGACCACTTGCTAAAGTAGACCCTGATATATTTACCACATCCAAATTAATCTCTCCGTGTTTGTAATCCACAGTCCCTGCATCGTTCTTAACAATTAGAGGAAGGTTATTAACAAGTTTGAAAAAGACAATCTTACCAAAATTAGTTCCAGCTGTGGGAATGTCGCCAAGATAGACAGTTCCGTCTATACCATCAACTCCAAATCCTGTGGAACGTATTCCATATCCATTTGGTTGGTCGTAAAAAGCATTTCCATAGCAAAGTTCATAAGTTGCAAAGGTATTGAACTCAGGAATAAGATCCCTTCTCATTTTTACCTTTGTAATGTTAGAAGTAACACCTCTTGCAGAAGCATCAATCAATCCAACAACTTTAGAATACTTAAATCTACCTCCGAAGTCATTAATATCCGTTGATCTGGAATATGTGGTCAATGCCTTGGTTACAGATGTAAGTAATTCGGTTGTATCTGAAACTGAGTTACTGTTATAGTAAACAGAAGTATCTACTTCAACATAGAGATACTTAAGATCGATAATTTCTGGTTTGATACCAGCAATCGAATATTGTTTGAGTTGCCTAGAGATATCATCCTTTGTAATCTGTGAAAGGAAAGAACCATTTCGAGGTTTTATCGAAATAAAGACTTTTCCAAACTCAGGAGGATCTAACTCCTCTCCACCGTAGGCGGTCACAGATTCAACGTTAGGATACACGAATGGAATTATACCAGAATAGTCACTTGCCGTTACTGCACGGTATTGTGAGGAGTATATACGAGGTGCAAGGTATTTGACTGAACTGATCTCTTCAATATCATCTCCCATTGAAGCTTTGTTCTTAGTTTGGAGTACTGAAATACCTGTTGTTACTGATAATGACTGATCATCTTCTAAAATACCAATAAATGAGAAATTTTTAGCATCATTTCCAGCTCTTCCGTTTGAAACAATATAAGTTACATTAACAATCGCTCCAGAAGGCGGTTTTTTACCTAAAATTCCATCTCCAAATAAAATTTCATAGTGTTCATCTTCAATTTCTTGAATTAAGAACAATTTAGACTCAGCATCTACTCTTAAAATGTTATCATATAGCGTATAGATCTCAGATGTAGTAGAAGTGACTGTTACACGGATAGAAGTTGTGTCAATATTTGCATTTGGAAGAATAAATCTTTGATTTGGTTGAGAATAATCAATCTGAAAACTTTTTTGAAGGTAAACTCCTTCGTAAATGTTTAAATTATCAAAAACAGCAACGTTGTTATCGCCAGTTGTAGCAACAAAGTCATCTGGAATGGAAAAAATGTAAGATCCACCGACTTGATTACCCAATGCAACCTGTCCAGCCTTCAAAGTTAAGATTCTTGTGTCGTTAGTTCCCAAGTCAACACTAAAATTGATGGTTGCCATTGCAGATCTGGCAGATCTTGGTACATAACCTATGTTTCTAGCAAGTGAAACCACGTTTTCACGCAAAGTTGCACTGTCGAGGAAACATTCGTTAACTGCCATGTTGGTATTGTAAGCAGTTATGTAAGTGTTGTACGCTAAAAGGTCAATTAAGGTCGAAAAGTTCGATCCTTCAAAGTCAAAATCAGCGAAATCACTGTTTACACGAAGGTAATCTTTAATTTGTGCTCTTAGAGCACCAAAATCTAAGTTTGTAAACTGGTTAAAAGACATTATATTCTAGTTGATTGTAGGATGAAGTCTATATTTTGTCGTGGAGCAGTAATTCCAACTATATCGTATCTGATTTCTATAATTAAAGAGTTACTATCCACTGGATATACTACTTTTACAGCAATATTTGCAACTCTAGGTTCAAAGTTATCTAATAAAAGAACAATATCATCCTCTAATTCCATAGCTGCATCACTTCCAGCTACTTCAAACATCTGATCTTCAATCCTACTTCCCAAAAGTGGGTTGTAAAATCTCTCTCCGACCCTTGTTCTTACCAAATTCATTACAGAACGCTTGATTGCGTCCTCATCAACGAGAATAGCTATGTCTGATGTCACAGGATGCCGTGAAAAAGAGAGGCTAATGTCTCTAAATCCTTTACTTGATTTTATACTCTCGTCGATACTAGCCATTATTCACTTAGATTTTGTTTTCTTTTCTTGTCATTAGCGTCATCACCCACAACTTCACGCAAAATTGTGTCATCTTCTTCTGGTTTTTCTATAAAACCATCTTTAAAACCGCCAAATGGAGTGTTCTTTAGCTTCATTTTAGACAATATTATTATCATTATGTATTTAGACACAAAAAAAGACCCTTTTGAAGGGTCTTGAAACTAATTTTTGTGTATTTTTAACCAGCTGCTAGTGGTGATTGCTTATTATTGCTATTCGCAGCAGCTTTTTTTCTTGCCTGAGCACTTACATCATACTGTCCTACTGTCTTTCCACCACCAAACCCAGCAGTTACTACGTTATGGGGAGCTTTTGTTGGATCTGAATCTGCCATTTACTTACCTTTTTCTTTTTATTTATCAATTTGAGCTCGTAATCGATCTGGAGAAATACCTTCTTCAAGGTAAAAGTTCAATCTTGCTCTTGCCTGTTCCTTATCTAGACCCACATCTCTCTTAGGATCGTTGACACACCATCCTGATGTGCCTAATTCTACGACCCTGTATGTAACTTCTCCGTCTACCATTATATAATCCTTGTTTTTTCATGTCCAACACGGATTTTAGGATCACACCAGATCTCCATACCCGCTTCTTTTGCATCTAAACAGAAAGATACGTCTTCTCCGCACATATCTTGGACTTCTCCTGAGTCAAAAACTTGCATTTTTGGTGCAAACCAAGGATACTTCATCTCTTTGTGCTCGAATACACCATATTTAATGAGTAACCAACCAAATCCAGTGTAGTCAACAGTGAAAGGCTTGCGTCTACGAGAGATAGATTCGATAGTTTCGTGATTCATCACTCCACCATTCTTTGCAAAGTCCTCTTCTTCTAACCAATGTGCAACAGATGTTGTCTTTCCGTCTTCTGTACAGTACCAACCAGCTGCAATATCCTTTTGCATCCATACTAAACGATAGAACTTCTCTGTATCAAATACGATATCTGAGTCTATCCATAGTTGGTAGTCATATTTTAGTTTACCATCCCAAGGAATTTGATCTGGTCCTCTTAATACGTTTGCACCAAGGCACTTGCATCTTGCAAAGTTAACCATTGATGAGTAATCTTGTGAGATCTGGATACTCGATCCATTCTGTACAAGGTCAAAGCATAGTTGAACGAAGTTCTTTAGGAAAATATAAGAGACTCCTCTACCTGGCAGACAGAAAACTATTGC